TAAGGCATCTCACCGACCATAGAATCGCTGCTCGAATTGGCAAACGTCTTCCCGCTGAGAACATCGGCAGCCGTCGCGTTCCCAACGGGATTCCTAAAAGGGGTTATACTCGATTCGCCCTCCTTTATGTACCCGTAGACACCATCCTCTACGCCAAACCCAAAAGGGGCGACCTGAATATTCTCGATCTGATATGCAAGCGTTCCGGGAGTCTCAGGATCCTTCTCCGTCACGTCCAGCTTTTGAGCAAGGGCCGCGTCGATATCACCAAGCGTCTGAATGACCTCTTCGCCGTCCTCGATCACCTGCATGGCAGCGTCAACACTGGCTGCGGCTGTCTGGACCAGCTGAGAAGCCTGACTCGCGCTCTCTGCTGCTGCTACGGCAGAAGCATTCGCGGCAGTAGCGGCGATCTCGGCTTCTTCCTTGTAATACTGGGCGTTGTCTTCATCGTCACCCTCCCGGGCCACTCCTTCGGTGCCGACCGCATAGGACTGAGCAAGAGACGCACTGTTTGCAGCCGCTGTCTGGCTTGCGCTGGCCGCCGATGCGGATCCTGACGCATTGGTCTCAGACGTTGCGGCATTGCCGGCAGACGTGGCAGCCGCCGTTGCGGAAGAAGCCGCCTCCAGAGCGCTTGCCGCCGCATTCCCGGCAGATGTCAGGGCATTCCCGGCATATGTGCTGGCATCATTCGCGCTCCCGGATGCATTTGTGGCAAAGCTTTCCGCTGCGGCCTGCGCATTCCCGGCCACAGTCGCGGAAGAAGCTGCCGCCGACTCCGAATTCGCGGCATTCAGCTCACTCGTACTGGCGTTTGATGCGGACTGTGAAGCCTCCGTCGCCTTTGTATCGGCAATCGTGGCAGAAGCAGACGCCTGCGTCTGGGCTGTCTGAGCCGTCTCCATCGCACCTCTGGCGATATTGGCGTTGGTCTCAACCTCACTTGCGGCAGCAATGACAGCCGACCTGTCCGTGCTGACTTCAGTCGCATGTCCCTCAACCGCTGATGCATACCCCTGCACCCTTGTCAGGTTCTCCGCGACCTCAGCCTGCGCATCCACCGTCTCCTCGTAATACGTCTTCAGCCCGGACATCATCTCGGCAAACTCTTCTTCGGTGCCGGTAAAGCCTTTCGTTTTCGCGTACTTATATGCAGTCACCATCCCGAGGTTCTGCACAACTGTATTCGATCTTGTGCTCATGTCTCCTCCTGATCCAACATCGTTCCGATCAACTGACCATCCTGCAGCTCATACCTGACAAGCTCTTGCATTTCCTGATCCATCTCCACATTCAGATCTCCGTCATCCAGATAGAACTTCGCCTTTCCATATCCCATATCCGGATAGCCGATCAGATTGCCGCGCTCCTCTGTGTAAAGGATCTTTGTTCGCCTGTTCACGTAATTCCAGACCGCCAGCTCATAATCAAAGGTCTCTTTGTCAATCGTAGTGACTGTAAAGCTGAGCGTTGCCTCTCTGGTCTTGTTATTGATCGTCAGCTTCAGGTTCGTGACCGTCTTGACCTTATCAACGCTCCTGATCTGCTTGGCGATCATAGCCAGAACAATCGTCCGGTTCGGATTCTTCACAAACACCTGACCGAAATAATCCACGCCGTACTGCGGCGCATATCTCCATTCCTCAAAGAACCATCTCAGACGAATCATGATTGCCTGTTTGACACTCTCTGTGGTCCGGATGTCCTTGCCGACCAGCGAGATATCGCTGTCTTCCGTCATCTGTATGTCATAGTTCATATCTCACCCTACCTATACACCAGATTTGATGCGTATACGTTCTCCGCATACACATCTCCCTCCACCGTCACTTTCGGAGAAACGATCGTAACGCCCTCCTCGGACACCTTGATCATGATCTCCCCAGCCGCCATCACCGCACAGTTCTCTTCATTGGCGATCTGCTGAGCAGGAATCGACGTTCTGGCAAGACCGGGAATTGCAATCGCATTGAAAAGCTCGAACCTCTCGTCATGCTGCGCTTCCTGCGTCTCAGTAAGCCATGCGGAAATGGACTGTTCTGTGAAAATCAAAAGGACCGAATCGCCCTCCTTGACCGGATAGCAAAATCCCGTTCCCTCCTGATTTGCCGTAATACAAAGAGGTACACCCGGAACCACCGGATATTCCATCTCAATCCCGCTGCAGAAGTAGCTTCCGACCGGCTGTGCGTCGATCATCCCGCTCTCCGGATAAACTGCCATAACGACACCCGGCATTGAGGTATGGACACCGCCGAGGACTCGCCTGACGGTATCCTCTATCGCCTGTACTGCTTCCTGAATCATGCAGTCACCTCCACTAATTGAGCCGTGCACTTCCAATCGCCGTCATAGTTGTCCCCGTTATAGTGCTGACTGAGCACCCTAAAGACACCTGAGATCTGCCTGCTCCTAAGCTCGACAAGGTCATTGACTCCTATAGCTCCATTGATGAAATACTCGACCTCATATCCGGGGATCCCGCTCTCGACCGTAGAATCACCATACTCTTTAGTGGCCGCCGTGGAATCACTGCTTCGGCTGATCGTGATCTTTCTGGGGACGCTGATAAGCCCCGTCTCAATGCTCAGAACAAACACCTGCGTGGTTACGGCCTCGCCCTCTACATATATATGGAGCACGGCATTCTGGAGCGTAAAAGAAAGCCCTGCCTTCACGCAGAGCTTATGCAGAGCCTCCTTCATTTTCCCGACGAAGCAATAGCCGCTGTCATACATCGCCGATTCGAGCTTCTCTTGTGCCGCCGGCGTGATGATGACCGACTCGATCCCCATCTGCGCCTGAATATCAGCAAGAACCATGCTGCAGGTCACGATGCCATTCATGGAGATACTTCCGGGACGATCATAATTGATAAAGCCATCGATCAGCTCTATGTTGATGGTCCGGTCGGCCTCCCCAAGTTCTTCAGACGTGTTGCTGACTCCCCCGACAAAGATCGTATGGATTCCGCTCCCGATGTAACCTGCATCGATCTCGACAACACAGTCCTTCTCGTTCAGCATCGCTTTATGCTCGTCACTCAGGTTGTCAATCGTGAGCTTTCCGGTGTTGCTGCTCTCCGAGTCCGTCTTCTCAAGGTCGAACGTGACATGCAGAGCGCGTCCTTTCTTCGGCGGCCCTATCTCAAAGCCTACCTGTCCGGGAATTCCTGCCCGGATTCGATAATCTCTTAGCCAGTTTGCCATTGAATACCCTGAGCCTCCAACTCTTCCGCAGACATAAAGCAAAAGAAAGCCTTCTCATCGACAAAGTCTTTCCTCCCGGCGTTTGTGCCGTCTTCCTTGACCATGACAAATACACCTTCCGGAAGATCCGTATATTTGTAGTAATGCAGCAGCGGAGACAGCGGAACCACCTTGGACATCGGAAGAATCGGCGCAAGCTTTGTATCATACAGGCCGAAGGACCAGTAATCATAGCTGGCATTGTAGGTAAACCGGATATAATACTCCCTGCCGCTCAGCGTGATTCTCCCGACGCTGTCATTCAGATCAGGAACTGTGATTATAAGCATATTGCCTCCTAATGGGCGCCACCGCCAGCCGCAACACTTGTAACAGTTTGGTAATTCCTAGTCTGGATACCATTCCCGCTATACAAGCTATTCGCCGTAACACTTGATCTCCCGGCGCTTCCGGTGGTCTGCATAGTCGCTCCTGACCTCGCATATGAATCAGAGATCATTGTGACCGCTGCGGATGTAACCGTAACCTGCCGAAAAGTAATCGGGATCTCCATCGCATAACCGCTCTCAGGAGTTCTCCCGATCTCCAATGACTGGATTACCATGTTCTCGAAGACATCCTCTGGCGTTATGACCTCGAACATCTCGCGCGACTCATAAAGAGAAATCAGCTCGTCCCTAATCAGACGAAGCCTCTCCTCTCCTGTGCCATGCCGATAGAGCCACGTGACCGGAGTTGCCGTCACATAGAGCGTCATGCTAAGCTCGGTGGCATCCAGAGCCATGTTGTCGGATACCGAATACCCGGAGTCAACCGGATAATCGGGAACACTGGAAGAATAGACCTCCGTGCTTTCTATTACAGCGTCAAACTCGATTCCAGCGACGCTGACCGGTTGCGTTTTCCTCATTCTTAACTCCCAACATGCAACGCGTGTGCCATTCCAGACGTTGCGTCAGATGCGTTTCTGTCCATCTGCCTTGCCGCAGCGACCTGATTCTGGCGCTCTGATCCGTTGAATTGATTATTGAAACTGTTATTCTGGATTACTGTCATCGATCCATAAGCGCTGCCAGATCGGAA